GGTATCGTAAACCGTGAAGGACTTGAAGTTCAGGTTGTCCACTACGCTCTCTAAGGAGTTGAGCAATTCCAAAAGCCGAGCTTCTTGGTTTGCCCGAAGCGTCTCTTGGGCGAGCCAAGTGGTCGAAGCGGGATTCACGGGTCCATAAGGTGACAAGACATCTGATTTGGTCTTGATTGTAGCCGAGTGCTCGTGCGTAACTAACTGCAAGTGACTTGTTCTCACGCTTCTCCTCCATTGTTGCCTTCGTTCTCTCCTGCATTACTGGAGTATGCAAGATCGTTTGCTCCGTTGGCTCGTGTGTGTACGCCCACCCTAAGAACAGTAGTGCCATCAATACTAATCCACTTTTTGCCTTGTAACTCATCTTGTTTCTTCTCCATTTCGAGCAGTTGCTTATAGGTATCAGGGTATAGATGAGCAAGGCGAGCCAAAGCTCTATCTCTTGCCCTTCTGTAATTACGATCTCTTACCGCCTTACGGCTGGCAGTTTCCATCCTTCTCTTGACCTCATCAGTCATTCAGCTTGTCCTCCCACACTATAAGCACATAGACTATCACCATTATCACCGCTATCCCTAACCAGTAACTCATCTTCCTACCTTTCTTGCCTCTTGAATAATCTCGGTTATGTCTATCGTCTGCCCTACTAGGTGAGCGTCCTCTTCGTCGCTATCCCAAGCAGATACCAGCACACGGCTACTGGTAGGAGCAAGGGTTAGCCATTGTATGCACTGCTCAACATTAGCCCCGCCCCACTCATTCTCTCCCTCTGGCGTAACTACCTCATAAAATAGGATCAAGTCCGACTTTTTTGGGTGGATGGTATAGATGTTTCCATCTCCCATAAATCTAGTGCCGTCCTCTAGCACGCGAGGTTCTCTATCGTCTGGATAGTGCGCCTTAGTAATAAACTCCCTAGTCATTGTCTTCCTCCTCGAATCCAAATAGCTGTGAGAGCGCACTATTGGCACGCTTGAGGTTCTTGATAGCCTCTGCGATCTCTTCCTCTTTGATGTTCTTCTCAGCCTGGTTTATACATAAGTCGAACTTAGCCTCTAAGTATTCTTTATTCATTGTCTTCCCCTTCTATTGGTAGTACGCGACCCTTAAAGTCGCTGCTGATTATCTTGATTACATCTGAGCCGGTGGATAGTTTCTCCCAATCCCACTCTCTCGGATCTCCATCGTAGGTTTCTATCTCTAGTGTCACCAAGTATCTGTCTTTCATTTATCCTCTCCCATTGATGTCTACTATTTCAACCTTTGCCACGTGTTCAATTTCCAAGGTGTTATTTATGATCTGGTTCACTTTGTCCCAGCCGTAAGCCTCGTAACAAGGGAAAGACTCTCTCCCATCCTTGTTTGTAACTTTAAGCGCGATTCCTGTTGGTGTCATTGACTTTCTCCTTTAGTTGTTAGCAGGCGTTCAGCCTGGTTTTTCTGTCGCCATTTAGCGGCAGACCACCACCCACCGACCTCCACCGGTGGGCGATAGTTCGCCTCTATAGTTGGACGCAATCGGTCATAGACCCCCAGCACCAGCCCAAAAGCTCCGCATTAGGTGAATCAATACCTACCCACCACAGGGAGGAGGACACCAGCACCAGCAACCAAAACGCGAGAGTGGCAAGGATCCCAGCCACGAACCAGCCTAACGGGGTGATGTTCTTCATTGGTTTCCCTCCTCCTTGTCTATATCCGAGCCGTAAAACTCCACCGAATACTCAACATCTTCTCCCTCAAGCGTTACAGGTTCTTCAATCTGTGCGATGACCTGTAACTGCAGAGCGCCCGCCTCCTCTTCGGTTAGTTCGCGGTCTGTGTAAAAGCCCACAGATAAAATGTACTTGGTTCTCATTTGCTCGCCTCTCTATCGCAAGCGGGGCAATAGCCTTGCGCCTGTTGGTTTTGATGGTAGCCCCAGCGGTGGGCTTGTAATTGCATTTTAAGGATTGGGTCTTGAATTGCTACGGGTGTGCCTTCGTCATAAAGTTTCAAGGCTTCTTCTCTTGTCATTATCCCTCCATCGTTTCGATTAGGTTCTGTGCATATAGGTAGGCTGGTGAGCCTTTTTCTACTGTTGTCGTTGCTGTGTCAAACCAATCCGAAAAGCGGAAAACAACACTCACGATGTAATTGTCTGAGTCTGTTGTTATTTCTAGGTATGAACTAGGACCGCCGTAAGAAAAACAAACCTTGGTCATTTTGTATGTATCAATAGACAAGGCTGGCTCGTCAAAATAATCATCGTGGTTTGGGTTTTCCATCATTGTATTTAGTTGCTCATTAAGTGAGTCTAATTCGCTTGCAATTCGTGCTGCACAATCTTGCTTCATTGTTTCCATTTGTAACCCTTTCATAAATTCAGCTCGTGGTTGGGCTGATAGAAAAAGAATACCAGAGGCTCCCCCATTTGGCGACAATACGACACCAAAACAGGTAACAATCTGGTAACGCTTTCGGCTTGCAACCGGTAGACATCTGACTGCATTATGTCAAGGCATCAGCTGTAAGTTACTCGACGAGCTGACCTGGTAACTTGGGATCTTGCTGAGAATGTTGGCGATGCTGTGGCTGCTGGTCTGTCTCGGCTGGTCTGTCTGTCTCCCATTACTTGGCAGATGGTTAGCCCTCGCCCTCGACCTTGACCGCCCGAAGGGTAGTAACCGCACACCTTTTGGTTAACGTTATCCACAGGTCTGACCAGTTATCCACAGGGGGTGGGGGTGGGTCAGCACAAAACACCGCCAGCCCTACCCCCCTATGCTGAATTCTTTTGCACGGTAGTATATATGCCCCAGAAAAATATATTTCCTAAAGTGAGATCCCCCAATATGGCTCTGACCTGCGGTTATATATACTGTGATGTAGTTCACATTCTAAAAACGAGAAATGCGTTAAATTTCCTGCCTTATATATAGTAAGGGGCTTTAATAGGAAAGACCCTGAGTTGCTACGGTATGGCCTCTTACGAGGCCCCTAGGCCGAGTGCAGACTTACCCCTCAGTTCGCTGTAGCTCCTTCGGGCGTTAAGCCCGACCTGCCCAGTACTTTTAGTGGGGATAGGTCTATCTACTGGTAGATGAAACCTTCCTCGCCTAGTATAAAGAAGATCCGATTCCGGCCCGTCCCCAATAAATTTTAGGAGATCACGTGGCTGACAATAGTGCTGATATCGCCAAGAGAATTATCCTTGGCTGTGTAGCAGAGGGTATGACCATCGAGCAGGCTTGTGCCTCGGCTGGTAAATCCATTAAGACTTACGAGTACTACCGACGTACCGATAAGGTCTTTACAGACAAGGTTGACCGAACACGCCTTGGTCTAAAAGATAAGAGCTTTGCAACTAGCGATGTCCACGACATTACCTTTGCCGAATTCCGCCAGAAGTTCCTGCACTCCCAGACTTTTCCACACCAGCAAAACCTAGTAGATATGATCGAAGGCCGCGAACCTGGCTGGATGCACCCTTCTATGAAGTATGAGCCAGGACTGGCTTCTAATAGAATCCTGATTAACATCCCGCCAAACCACGCCAAGTCAATTACGATCACGGTGGACTATGTAACGTGGCAGGTAGTACGTAACCCCAACTTTAGAGTTTTGATTGTTTCCCAGACCCAGCAGTTAGCTGCCGACTTTCTCTACGCCATCAAGCAACGCCTGACTCATCCGATGTATGAATCACTCCAACAGGCTTACGCTGCTGGCGTAGGGTTTAACTCAAAATCTGCCTCCTGGCAAGCAACCCGCGTCACCTTTGGTTCCGAGCTACGTGAGTCTAGTGAAAAAGATCCAAACATCGAAGCCATTGGTATCGGTGGTCAGATCTACGGTAAGCGTGCAGATATGATTATCGTAGACGACGCTGTTACCTTAAAGAACGCTAACGAGTTTGAAAAGCAGATCCGCTGGTTAACCCAGGACGTACGATCACGTTTGAACCCTACGGGTAAACTTGTAGTTATTGGTACCAGAGTTTCGGCTATGGACCTATACCGCGAGCTACGTAACGAAGACCGCTACCCTGGTGGACTGGTCCCGTGGAAGTACTTGGCTATGCCAGCACTCTTAAAGACAGATGAGAACCCTGACAAGTGGGAGACTCTCTGGCCTGCAAGTGATGCCCCATTCGATGGTCAGATGGAATCTGACAAGAACGAAGACGGCCTCTACCCTAGATGGAATGGTCGCAACCTTTACAATGAACGCCAAGCTATGGATGCAAGTACCTGGGCTTTGGTGTATCAACAACAAGATATCTCAGATGATGCCATCTTTGATCCGGTATGTGTGCGAGGTTCTATAGATGGTATGCGTAAAGCAGGTCGCCTCGTTCCTGGTAATCCAGGCCATCCACGCGATGTCAACGGCTTTTCTTTTATTTGTGGTCTTGATCCCGCTATGGTTGGTGATACAGCCGTCGTTTGTTACGCTGTTGATCGGGTTACACATAAACGCTATATCGTTGATGCTACTAAAATTACTAGGCCAACGCCTGCTGCAATACGCCAACTAATCTTTGACTGGACCTCCCTCTACTCACCCAGTGAGTGGATAGTAGAAAAAAATTCTTTTCAATCATTCCTTACGCAAGATGAAGGCATCCGCCAGCACCTTGCCTCACGGGGTGTGCTACTGCGAGAACACCATACAGGTAACAATAAGTGGGACTCCGGTTTCGGTGTTGCTTCTATGTCTACCTTGTTCGGCACAAAACAACACGACAACAAACACCACCGCGACAATCTTATTCACTTACCTTCTGACCAAACCGAAAACATCAAGGCGCTCATCGAGCAATTGATTACGTGGTCGCCAACTACTAAGGGTAAGACCGATATGGTGATGGCTCTGTGGTTCTGTGAGATCAGAGCACGCGAGATGCTTAACCAAGGACTTAACCAAACTCATCACTTAAAAAACCCATTCCTTTCTCGTTACGAGAGAGGCAAGCGAACAGTTATCAACATAGATGAATTGCTCGCCGAGAAAGATCGTACATTCATCTAATAAGGAGATAACAATGGCAGAATATAAGAGTCGCAGCAATGACCCTCGTATCACTAAGGGAGCTAAGAAAGACAAGTACTTATACGATATGGCTCGTGAAGTAGCACTTCAGCCAGCTGATACACCAGAACGTAAGCGTATGAAGAAGGATGCTCAAAACTACGTACGTGCCTTTGAGTCACGTTTTCAGAAAGAAGCATTTGTTCGCTCAGGTCGTAACCCATATTCAGCAGGTGGCAAAGGCGAAAACATTGACGAAAATTTTGTAAACAAAGTAGCACCAAAGAATGAAAAGTCAAAGCCTGCACCTAAAAAGGAGCTAAAGAAGGCAACTGAAAAAATGAAGAAAAACACAAGAGTAAAGATTACTGGTACTGCTTCTACTACACCACGTGTTTCTGGATCAATGATTAAGTCTCAACCAAAGACTACATCAAAAAGCACAGCAATTAAAGTCACTAAGAAGATGACTGAAGCACCTAAGCGTACTCCAAAGAACGCACAAACACTTCGTCGATTTGCTAAAGGTGGTAAGAAGTAATGGCAGCTACAAAAAAGCCAAAGGGAGCTTATTCTAAAATTGGTGGTGTTGGTGGAGTTGAATTTACTGGCAGATCAAAAGCTGAGAAATTTGAAAACTACATAACTGGTATTAGAGATACATCAGAAACACGCAAAGATAGATTTGAAAACACTTCTCGTCTTTATGCTGCAGCACGTAAAATAGGCCTTAGTGAAAAAGCTGTAAAGCCACAGATTGATGCTCTTGCAAAAGACTTAAAGAAGTACGGCTCAACGGTTGAAAAGAAAACTTCCAAGATGGATATGGAAGATATGATGCGACGCTCTGCTGAGAACCAAAAGTTAAAAGCTAAAAAAGCTGCAGCATCAAAGCCAGCAGCTAAAAAAACCACAGCTAAAAAAGCTGCAGTTAAGCCATCGGTCAAGAAGAAGGCTGGTAAGAAGTAATGCCAAATATGAAGAAGAAGTCTGGGCCTAAAATGCCAAGAACTCCAAAATCACCATCAAAGAGCGAAAAGAAACCTATGCCTAAAATTGTAGGCGCTAAGCCTGGTGAAAAGCGACTATTGCCTAAAGGTCCAAATGCGGCACCTAGCGAAAAAAGACTATTGGCTAATACCACAACTAAGGCTCCTGGAAGAATGCTACCTAAGCCTAAGACTACAAAGAAGCCACAGAAGATGACTCCTCAAGATGCAGCTATGAAAAAGATCCTTGAGAAGCGTTACGGTAAGATTTACGGATAAGGAAAACAATTGTTATCAGTCAAAGAAGTTGACGCTAAGCTAGCACGCTTACGTACTCGCTCATCAGCGCGAGATCAACGTATGCGTGATGTGCTCTCGGTGCGT